CACAAGGAAGAGATGGACCTTGAGGCCATGCCCTCGTGGCCGGAACGATTTGAGCCCGACAACCTTTCGGCCCTCCAGTTCGCCATGAATTTGTATTACGATGACCCTGAGAGCTTTCATTCCGAGTTTCAGAATGAGCCGCTTGACGTCGCCATAGACGAGAACCAGCTCAACGCCGATGCCATCATGGCCCGCACGAATGGCATTGAGCGGGGCAAGGTGCCGAGTTGGGCCACGCACCTGACGGCCTTCGTGGACGTGTCGGAGGCGTGTTTGTGGTGGATGGTGTGTGCGTGGTCGGACTCGTTTCAAGGGTCGGTTGTGGCCTACGGGGCATACCCGGAGCAGACGCGCGACTATTTCACGCTGGCGGACGTAGTGCGGGGCGGCCGGACGCTTCAGCGTGCGGCACCGGGCGCTGACATCCAGGGGGCCATCTACGCGGGGCTTGAGACGGTGGCGGGTCAGTTGCTCGGTAGGGATTGGGCACGGGATGGCGGGGGCGTGTTGCAGGTGGGTAGAATGCTGGTTGACTCAGGTGACAACACGGAAACGGTAAAGCACTGGTGCCGCCAGACGGCCTACACGGCGCGCGTGCTGCCTGCGAAGGGCAAGTACGTCGGGCCGGCGGGTAGGCCGTTCGGGGAATACACGAAGCAGCATCCGGGGGACAAGATCGGCTGTCACTGGATCGTCTACGTTGACGTGCCGACGAATCGCGTTTTGACCGATACCAACTTTTGGAAGTCGTTCATTGCTGATAGACTGAAGACAGCGGTAGGCGACAAGGGGGCATTGACGCTCTACGGCCACGACCCGAAGGCGCACCGGATGCTGGCGGACCACCTGACGTGCGAGATGTACGCGATGATAGCCGAAGTCAAGACGGCGGGCGTGGGACCGGCTCGGCCCATCTGGCGCATGCGGCCGGATCGCAAGGATAACCACTGGCTTGACTGTTACGACCAGAAAACCGAGGTGCTCACGCGGGCTGGGTTCAAGTTCTTCAAGGATCTGGGAGCAGAGGATGAACTTGCGACAGTTCAACTCGATACTGATCAGCTTGAATACCAGAAACCCACGGCGATGGTCGCCAAGCCGTACTGTGGCCCGATGGTCCGAATTGGCGGTGATCGGTATTCGCGAATCGACATGCTAGTGACGCCTATGCATCGCATGGTGATTTATGCTGGCCAAGCATCACGTGGGCCAGTTGTTGCCAAGGCTTCGGCCCTAACGATATGGGACAAGATAAAGACGACGGCGACTTGGGTAGGCGATGACCGAAAACAAATCGTCTTGCCTGCGACGAAGCCAGCTAGCCCAGTTACTTGTCGGCATTGCAAGCTCAAGAGAGCGAACCGGGCCAGGGGGCTATGCTGGGGGTGCTACTATTCACCAGGCGTAAAGGAGAAGTACGAACGCTTATCAAATCGGCGTGGGCATGATGAGGTTGCTGTTTCAACAAAAGACCTGGCTGCGTTCTTTGGGTGGTACGTTTCGGAAGGAAGTTGCTTCAAGGATAAGAAGAACCATCGGGTCATGATCGCTCAAGAGCCTGGCCAGAAGCGAGGAAGCTTGTGCTTGCTTCTCTCGCGTTTGCCGTGGCGGTATCATGTTCAAAAGCATGGCGTGGTGATTTCCAACGAGCAGGCGTACCAGCTTGTGAGTCACCTGGGAAACAAGTACACGAAGTACGTCCCCCAATGGATCAAGAACTCTTCACCAGAAACAATCCGTGAGTTTATTCGAGCGGCGGTCGATGGAGATGGTTGGCGATCCCGAGGGCAAGAAGCTTACGCCACGACTAGTAGCCGTCTTGCCGACGACATGACTGAACTGTACTTGAAGGCTGGCTATGCCGTGTCCATGGTGACGCGGCCACCCAAGGATTACTGCATTCGTGGCCGGCGTGGTCGTCCAGGATCATGTCGAGAGCAGTATCACGTTTATCGGAAGACCACCCAATGGGCACTGCTCCGCGATTCGTTCAGCCGTCCAAACTTCCGCGAGGAGCATTACGACGGCATGGTCTATTGCGCGAGTGTCCCGAATGGTACGCTGATTGTTAGGCGGGGCGGCAAGGTGGCGGTTTGTGGCAACTGTCTCGTGGGGACAGCCGTCGCCGCGTCGATGCAAGGTTGTGCGTTGTTGGATGGTACGGCGACGCCGTTGGCCAGGAAACCGGGCCGGCGGGTGACGCGGGAGGACGCGGAGGCGAAGCGGCTGGCTCACGAGAGGCGAAGGGGTTTTTGATGCAAGCGTATCGCAACGTCGGAACCTGGAGTGAACCCAAAGCTGGCGAGTTAGTAAACGCGGGCGTGGGAGACAATGCGATGATGGACACATTCGACTATTCACAAGAGCACGTTACTGTGGTTGAAGAAGTTGGCGAGCAGTTCGGCGTTTTGTTAGACATGAACGTCCATGACAAATCTGGACAGTCGGCTCCTGGTACTCTTCACCTTCTAAGGTCGTTTAAGGACGCTGAAGATGCTGACAGGTTCGCCAAGCAAATCCAAGACGCTCTCCACTGGATAGTACGAATGGCGATTACCATGCACCGGGATGGCAAACTCCAGCTCACAACCATCAAGGCAAGACCAAGGGGGGATTAAGTGCCTGACAAACCTGGCTTGCGTTGTCCGAAATGTGGTTGTGTGCACCACGGCGTCATCCGCACGGATCGCGCTGGCAAGCACGTCACTCGCCGGCGCGTTTGTGCCAAGTGCGAACACAGGTTTACCACGGTAGAGCAGGTTTTACCCCCCAGTAATACCGGGGTTGCCCCTAGATGACTGTAACCCCTTGACACATCCTACCTAGTGTCTGCATAATTCGCATAGACAATCTAAGGGCGGCGCTTTGGCCTCATGAACCAAAGCGACACCAGTGCATACAAGGGCCACGAGGGGCCTCGACTCTCGTGGCCCTTTTTGTTTGCGCCCGCCCGAAGTTGTCTACCTTCGGAGAATTCATGGCTATCGACGCAGATGTAATCGACGCAATCATTACGACCGTCGCAGGCCAGCCGCTAAAGGCCGTCGTTGATGGTAACAGTGCCGAGAATCACAACCTGAAAGACTTGCTGGCGCTGAAGGCTGAAGCTGCGGCATCAACGCAGGGTTCCGGTTGGGGCCGGCGGATGGCGCGTGTACGACTTCCCGACGCAATTGGGCCGACTTCCTAAATGGGCAAAATCCTAGACGCCAGTGGTCAGCCTTACGAGACGACGGAAGCGACCTTGCGCCGCCGGCTCTCGGAAGTCTCCCAGCGTAACCGCGTGCTCATGTCCAAGATTGACGCCGCATCGTCAACGGATGAGAACTCCAAGCATTGGGCGCAGGCTGACGCCTTCGGACCTAACGCGGCTCTTGACCCCGCTACGCGGGCACGACTTCGCAATCGTGGTCGTTACGAGACGATCAACAACAGCTATTGCAAGGGGCTAGTACGTTCGCTGGCCTACGACTTCATCGGGACCGGCCCGCGTTTGCAACTGAGCATCTTCGATCAGAACGGCGAGACGACCGAACCACTGGAGAAGGCGGCCAAGACGATTGAGCAGCGCTACGCCAAGTGGGCGCGTGCCGTGCGTCTTGGGCACAAGTACAGGCTGATGAAAAAGGCGAGTGCTCGTGACGGCGGTTCGTTCGGCGTGCTGGAAACGTATCCAGCGCTCAAGAACCCGGTGAAGCTCAATGTCAGGATGTTCGAGGATGAAGAGTGCGAAACGCCGTTTGAGCAAATGACGAATCCCTTCATCGTGGATGGCGTTGAGTTGGATTCATTCCGCGAGCCGGTGGCGTATTGGTTCCTGACCTACCATCCTGGCGAGCTGACTTTCTCCAACGTGTCGCTGGTGCGCCGCTACGTTCGGGTGCCGGCTGAGCGGGTGCTGCACTGGTACGAACAGGACCGTATCGGCCAGGTGCGGGGGATTCCTGAAATCACGGCTTCGCTGCCGCTGTTCGCGCAGATGCGGCGATACACGCTGGCGACCATTATCGCTGCCGAGATCGCGGCCATGCTGGCGGGTGTGATGACCACGGCTGAAGGCGTGACGGGCGCGGATGAGACGATCCAATCCGTCGACGCCTTCGAGGTGTTCGACCTCGTGCGCGGCTCGCTGCTGACGTTGCCCGCCGGCCGGGACGCCAAGCAGTTCTCTCCCGAACAGCCAACGACGAACTATCCCGACTTCAAGCGTGAGATCCTGAACGAAGCCGGCCGGGGGGCCGGCGCGCCGTTGAACGTCATCACGGGCAACTCGTCCGGTTACAACTTCTCATCGGCGCGTCTGGATTTCGTGCCTTACGTTCGTGGCCACACCATCGACCGTGACGATTTCAGGACGGTAGTTGCGGACAAGGTGTTTGAGACGTGGGTGGAAGAGGGCGCGATGGTGTACAGCGACCTCTTCGACACGCTGCCGCCAATGGAAGAATGGACCTGGAGTTGGAACTGGGACAGCTTCTACAGCCTCGACCCTGAGAAGGACGCACGCGCCGACGACATCCGCTTGCGGGACGGCACGACCACCTACGCGGAAATCTATGCGGCGTATGGCCAAGACTATGTTGAGCAGTTCAACCAGATGGCCCGCGAGAAGAAGTTAGCCGAGAAGCTCGGCTTGCAGTACCCGCTGTTGGCTGAAGCCGTTATGGCAGCGGATGAGAAGCTGAGAAGCGAGCCGGAAGACGATGAAGAGGACGACGATGGGGATGCAACCCGTCATCATCGCAATGGCTACTCCCTGAATGGGAGGCACCGCTAATGGAAGAGACGCTCCTGGTACCGCACTATGCCAGGCTGATGGACTACGCTGGTCCGTGGAGTCTTCACCCGGTTCAGATGTCCCTGCTGAACAAGCTTGTTGACACAGGCGAGATTTTTGCCTTCGCTGCGTCGTCGAACGACGAACCGTTGAAATCCGCGATGACGTTGCGAGCTATCCCAGGCGGCAAAGCTGTTGCGGTCATTAATCTGGATGGCGTGCTGATGAAGGGGCAAAGCTGGTGGGGAACATCCACCGTCCAGGCCCGTCGCGACATTCGCCAGGCAGTCGCTGATCCTGACGTTTCAGGCATCATGATTAAGGTGCATTCGCCAGGCGGTACGGTGGCTGGAATTTTTGATCTTGCTGCCGATGTTCGCGCCGCGAATCGGGCCAAGCCGGTCTTTGCGCATATTGAGGACATGGGGGCAAGTGCCGCTTACCACGCCGTCGCCTGGGCAAGCCGCATCACGTTGAACTCACCGGATGCCCTCGTGGGCAGTATCGGGACTTTCCAGGTGTTGAACGACCTGAGCGCCATGGCGGAACGGGAAG